TGGTAACTTCAATACGGGCACTGTCTTTGATCCGCGTCCAGTAAAACCAATTACAACTGAATTCTCCAAGGGTTCAGTTCCAGATTCTCTTTACACCATTAACAGGGAATCTGCTTGGTCGCGGTGGAGACGAGGCTATGAAATTGCAACGGCCAGATTTTACGACAACTCATACGAATATCCTTTCCTTTACATGATTCCTATCCCGGCGGGAACACCGACAACCGGTAACCCTCCATCGATTCCCGGAGTATTTAAAGGTTTTCCGACCACGAACAAAGAATTTGGTATGCACTGGGCAGGAACCCGTGCTGCTGGTAGTTTGCGTTTTGATAACATCGTCGATAAGAATGGGGTCCGTGCTTCAATTAAATCCGTAACAGAAGACGCGAACTATTGGTACGTCCAGCTGGAAGGGTCTTGGAGCACTACAAACCCACTTCCACCTCCTCTCTATGTTCCATTACCAGGTTCGCCAACAGGTTTGAAAGCCATCAATGGAGAGATCCTTGAGGACCGCATCATTACACCACAGGGTGTTCCGATCACCAGGGATACGATCAACCCAGACACACAAACAAGATATGGCTATGTTCAAGCCGTCTTAGCTGACACCGATCCATTCAACGGGATCTTAAAGCTGAGAAAGGCTGGTTCTGTGGAAGCTACTCCGGACAGAAATCTGGTCACACCGGCAACCAGGCCGCCAAACATCGGTCGATTCTTGATGACAGGCACACGCTACTGCTGCTCATGTCAAGATTTCAACCGTCGTGATTACGGCTATATGTCTTCTTTGAATCGTGTATCCGAATCCTTGCGTGCCAAGTTCCCGCGCAGTGGGTTTTCTTCCCTGAAACCCGGGCGTTATGAAGTCATGTCATCGTCAGGTGTTGTCAATAACAGCGCAATGACAAGTGCCCAGGAGAATAGAGACATGTTGATTGTTTCTCCGGCACCGCAATATAATGTTCCCCCTACTGTCACTGCAACAACAGCTACAAAACTTGGTGCTGCACGAGATAATCCCGGTGTATTCCGTGATTTTGGTGCTATGTACTTGCGTAGTACTACAGATCCATCAATCCCTGGTGCAAGAGCAGAAGGGATGCCGTCTTACGAAGATTACTCTGCGACCAATAATGTGATCACATCGTTGACGGACACATGGACGCCGTTGCTAGATGAGATGCGTTATTGCAAGCACATCTATGCAATGAAGTATGAAGAAGGTGTGTTTCCACCAGAGCCATCTGACTTCCCTACTGGAATCGAGAGCATGACAGCATGGGAGCAAAAGTTAGTCGAAGATACTGAAAAAGATCAGATGGATGCGGCAGCTGCAAATCTACAAAGGCAAGCACTGGGAATCATGGATGTACCTCCATATAACTGCCAGTCTCCAATGATGATGCCGATGATGCAAAAACTTTTTAACATCCCATCTAACTTTGTGAAGATGGCTGGTTTTAAAATGCTTGATAAGAATGGGAACATTTACATCCCAGCGAATGGTGGGAAACCAGCGAGTTGATCATGGCAAATTTTGGTGATGTTGTTGATTCAAATTTTGTCTACTCATCGGAGCAGTTGAATACACGTATTTACGGCGAAAGCACAATTGCATACAGCGGATCACCGACTGTTTACCACGTTGGCGATGTAGTGCATCTCCCTTATGCATCAGGGGAAACATCATCGATGGAAGCTGTGGGCTTAGCATGGGCAGCCTTTGCTAGTGGCCTCGGTCCCGGCTAACATTAAAATTCTTAATATTATATACTGATATAAAGTCTCTCGAGACTTATTAAGAGATTGTTCTTTGCTTGCGCACAGGGCCATTGGGTTTCTATGGTTCTGGTACTCAAGATCTATTTCAGCCATGTCCTGCTCCCCTCCACTTGACCAGAGGATTGTGGATGAGTATTTCCACCTATCCAACAACAAGAAAACAAAGAAGATTGCTTGGCTTTATGGCATGATTGCAACGTATGGATTAAAGCCAGAAGAACTAAATGATTTCACCTGGAACGCTGACCTCTCTATCACAATTCCAGGTAAAAAACGAAGTGTTCGCCCACTACATCCACAGTGGGTTTTCTTGTTTGAGCTAAAAGAAAAACAGCCCCGCGATGTGCAGAGCTGTGTAGCGTCCCTTTCTTCTTCACTCTATGAAGCGATTGCCTATCAGTGCGTTGAGCTCAACATCACTGACTTGGTCTTGGCCCACAGAATCCGCAAGAATCACTATAGGCAAGTCAAGCAGCTGACGGCATCATACCCTGTTTTTGCAGGTGTTTCTTGACGGCTGTCACATTCCAACGATAGCTGTCCCTGGAACGGGTCTCAGGGAATGCCGCAAAGTGGGGTCCCAGCTTCAAGGTGCCGTTGTCGCGGTACTTGAATAAGGTCTTACGGTCGATGCCCAAGATGTCTTCTGCTTGTTGGGCCGTGACCCAGCCAGGATGCTTTGCCATGGGAAGGCAGTGATTACCTATATACCTTATCTACCGTCAAGGACCTGTCAACAGATTTAAGGATGATTTTATCTGTTTGTTTTTGTTTGGTAAATTGTGTGGGCAAATTAAAATAGGGTAACGGCAATTAAATAGCATGTTTTGCAACGAGCACGAGCCCCTTGCCCTGCTAGTTGAATTAACACCAAAACTTGCAAAGAAACGATTTAGAGATGAGATTTATAAAGCCTGGAACTGTAAATGTTGTTATTGTGGAAACGAGGCAACGAGTCTCGATCACATTGTACCCAGATTTAAATCTGGCTCAACAACCAGGAACAACTTGATTCCTGCATGTGTTTCCTGCAATAAAAACAAAGGCAGTGAAGACATGGAAGTCTGGTTTAAAAAGCAAGACTTCTATAAGGAAGATCGCCTGGAGCAAATAAAGCACTGGATGCGTGCTGAAATTATTGACCTTATCTCTTATCAATTAGAATCAAAAAATATATCGTTTGTTGTTTAATAGATGGCAACCTCTCCCTACGGTCTTTACGCTGATGCGTACGCAGATGTACAGCAGCGGTATAACGCTGCAATTGCTGCAGGCCCGGCTTGGGAAGGTTATGTAGTCCTCAATGGTGATCTGCAGGCTGCGTGGGCAGCAGCAGAACCTAACAAGGCATGGGGTGCATATGTAGATAAGTATCCAGACTTAATTGGTGCCTGGAACGCTTTAACGCCTGCACAGAAAGCTAGCTACAACGATCCAGGTACAACAACCGGTGGTAAAGGTAATTGGGGTCAAAACCATTACAACACAACTGGATTTAGAGAAAACAGGATTGTTCCTTATTTTTATCAATCAACTGTTCCAGGTTCTCCAACTGTTAGTTCAAGGGCCGAATGGGGTCAATACCAATACAACAACTTTGGCGCAGCGCAAGGCCGCAAACTTCCATACAACTATGACCCCAATAACAGACAAGGTGCCAATGGCATTGACTTGTTCTACAACAGAGATGAATTTGGTTTCATCGATTGGAGCAAGGTAGGTCAGCCCGGTGGCCGAGTACTCCCTAACTACACAGGCAATCCAACTCAAGATAATTACAACGTTCTTGGTGTAACAAACCCAAGTGCAGCGACTGGACTAGCGCAGCTGCCCGCCTCTGGCAATTACTCCACTACAGACGTACTGATTCCTCCGAAAGTAGGTTACGTAAACGGCCAGCTTTCTATTGTTGATCAAGGCGCTAACTTTAACTTACGTGCCAAATATCAAAACGCAATTAATGCATTCAATTCAAGCCCTGGTGGAAACTACAAGACACTTCTAAGCAATATTGCATCAGGCGCCAATATGAGCGCCGCTGAAAAAGCTCAGTTTTTCAGTCAAGCAAAACCTAGCTTTGATCAGTTTTATCTTGAGAAGAAAGTTGGCACCCCCTGGGACCCCACGATCAATGGTGCTCAGCCACCAACCGGAGGCTTTGATCCGCTTTACTACGAGAAGAATTACCCAGATGCTCTAACAGGCTGGAACCGGGCCAATGCAGAAAGCCTTGATGGCTATGCCTACAAAGACCTGGATATCACGGCGCGTTACTCAAAGGAAACTTATCTACAGCAATATTACACAAACGTTGGTAAGGCTTTAAATCAACGTGGTAATGCTGCCGTAGATCCAGCCCAGGCAACAACATACAAAGAGGCATTAACCGATGCTGATTATCAACTATATAGAGATAAAATTCTTGGTCTTGGTGCACCAACTGACACCACAATATTAGAGACGAAATTACAGACGGTTCTAACAGATAAGGATCTACAAGAACAGCAGATGTTTGGCGCCTTGGCGCAGGATGTTCTAAAGGAATCTATTACAGAACTAAAGAAAGCAAAGATGACGGAGAACGGTATAGCCGTATTGCGTGGCTTACCTGGATACGAAGAAATCTATTCAATCAATACAACTCTTGCTAATTCAATTCTTGGTGACTCAGGCGTAGGTGGCCTATTAGCTTTTACTCAAAACACAGAGGCGGCACAGACCTCTTTAGAGAAACAATTTGAAGGAATCACTGGCGTTAAAACTTCTAACGCTGCTGTATACAACTGGCAGCAGTGGTTTGATAACGTCCTTGTCAAGAAATATGAAACAGGACTTACCGTTACGGATCCAACCGATGTAAGTAAGCAGTATCAAGTTGATCAAGCATTTGCAACCAAGTTCATCACAGATTACCTGAAGCCACGCTTTGATACATCGCGGTCGATGGATGAATTTGTTAGTTACATTGATGTGAAAGAAGAAGAACAGAACGTATTCCAAACACAAAGTGCTCTTGATTCTTTGCGTCAAGTAGCTGATTTAAGAGCCAAGTCTTATCTAGATTCCATCAAAGCAGCATCTCCGGTTAGCTTCAATGCTGATTTCTACTTCACTCCCACTGGTACTAGCGTCAAGAGTGATCTGTACCTACAACAGTCAACTGAAGTAGCCGCCGATTGGGAACTGGCGAAAGCAGGTGATCCCTTCTGGGCCAAAGAAGCATACCGTTATGGCATCGACGTAAATGACAAAGCGGCATTTGCAAAGTTGCACTACCAAGTCAAGGGCTTGGGCAAAGGTTATGACCCAGCTCCTGATGTCATCAGCATTGAAAATGCGCAGAATTATATTGATACCACAATTTTGCCTGCTATTCAGGCCGAAAAACTTGCCATTGGCGATGCAAGCTTTTTGCAGTTTGTTACCCCAGAGGAATTTGCAGATAGCTTATTGGCAGGCGTAAGTCCAGAAGCAAATAAAGCAGAGTGGCAAAAGTTACTTGAACAATTTGGTCTTAATGATACCGGACAAACTGTCGAAGAACTGCGCAACTATATTATCGATGCCTTGCGTACAGGTGCAGCAAAGGATATCCGTGAGTCAATCAAATACTTGAATGAAAAGAAACTAACACCAACACAGGAGAGATTAGGCGTCACATACATTGAACGTCCCGAAGACGCAAAACCTTCCACATCAACTAGTCAAACGCAGCTTTTTAAAGTGTTTCAGTCAGCTGGTTACCAAGGATCAGAAGATGAGTTCTACGAAACATTTCTGCCGGATGTTGACAGGAATGAGCAAATCGCTTTAACAAAAGCTGGCACTGGAACAGGCTTTCTTGTTGAAGGTTTCAGCTCAACTGATCCATTTTCAGCCCTTGGTTCACTGGAAGATTTCTTCACAGTTCCAGATGAAGCGCCTACTTCTGCAGAAGAAAAAACAACAGCAAAGCCTAGTACAAGCAGTTCCTATTTTAAACTGTTTGATGGAAGCACAGATGCGCCATTGGCTAAGAGCAAGACTGGCCAGCAAATTCTCGGTGAATTTACATCATTCTTTACAGGGTTTACTTGATGGCTGAAGCACATAGAAAAGCAGCAAAAGCAGCAAAGATTGCTAAAGACAGAATGCCATGCAATAAACCACGGCGTGATGTACAAGGCGGTAAGAAATCTGTGGTTAAAGCTTGTGAGAACGGCAAAGAAAAAATTGTGCGGTTCGGTGATGCAAATATGGAGATCAAACGTGACAATCCAGAGCGCCGCAAGAATTTCAGGGCTAGACACAATTGCGACGAACCCAAGAGCAAGTTAACTGCTGGCTACTGGTCGTGCAAAGCCTGGTAAACCGCGCTAAGCTTTTGGAGCCGTCACCACAAACACATGGCAAAACCCAAATCAACTAACGCTCATATCGAAGGCAAGCCCAAAACTACTTCAATCGGTCAAGGTCAAAACAGCCGGCCTGAGCGACGTGGCAAAAAGAAACTCAGGGGTCAGGGTAAGTAAAAATTATGTATATTAGGGGTAACAATAAATACCTCTATGTCGGATCTTTCTTGTGCCGTTAATCTAATTCGCAAATACGAAGGATTTAACGAAAGGGCATACGCAGATCCGTACACTGGTGGAGAACCTTACACCATCGGGTTTGGGACTCAGTTCTATCCCGATGGTTCTCCCGTCAAGAAAGGTCAGTATTGCAGCCAAGAAAAGGCTCTTGAATACTTGTTCTATGAAGTCAATATCATCGAAGGGCAGTTATTGCAGTTAAACGTGGGGCTCGATGATCACATGCGTCAAGCCTTAGTTTCGTTCATTCATTCTGTTGGGTGGGAATCTTTTCTTTACAGTCGCATCATCGACTGCCTTGAAAATGAAGACTTCTCTGGTGCCACAGAAGAAATTGGACGCTGGATTTTTGACCGAGAGCATAAAGTCATTGGTGGCCTCCTGGATCGTAGAAGGGAAGAAATGAATTTGTTCCTCCAGGAAGTCGATGCCAATCCCTGGGCCTCAACCGAAATCTTGTTGACAGCATTCCGTAATTACACTGCAGCACCCCATGAGGTACGTGCGATCCGTGCCCTGGAAGAACGCATCAGTCCCTACACGCTTTCCGAATTTGCCAACAACTTTCGCATTGACGAAAACCCCTGGGCGGATTTTGATGCGGACTCCGTAGATTCGGTATTTAATGGTTACGATTAGAATAATTGCAACCAAGAAATGCAAAGTGGGATGGAGCGTTCAGTTGAGCCACGGGAATTCCAGCTCCCCCTGGAACTTCAATTCGCAATGCGTAAGGCGGAAATCCAGTCAGAAGAGATGACATGGGAGGAATTACGCTTTGCACTTCTGAGCCTCTACCACCAACGCATGATGGAATGGCATGCCATTAAAGACATCATGGCAAGCGAAAACATTGAGTTGGATTGGGATCATCCAACAGATCTCGAATTAGCAGAACTCGCCGCCGCATGTGCATACGACGACGAGGACGAAGATGACGATGAGCTTCAGATATCTTGAACCGCGTCAAGTTCTATAATGCGATCCAAATAAAACTGTGCCTTCTTCAGTGATTCTATCCCGCCTTTATGGCGCTCACGCCACAGATATTTGGCAATATTACCTTTCAAAAAGCCGCGAAACTCTTCGTGTGTTAACTGGGCTTCGATTGCTTCAATGCATTCGATGGCCCCATCGGTGTAATGAAGGGGATGGTTGATCACATCCTCCTTCACAACAGGAGTTTCCTCTTTGGTGGCCCAGGGTACTGGGCACACACCTCCAGGGCACTCACTCACGAAAGCGTCTTCTACAGGCGCAAACCACGACGTTTGGCTGACAGCATCCGTTCCTTCTCTTCCGGCCCTTCCAGCTCCAGGACTAGCGTCTTGGGTTTCGGTGATGCTCCCATCGCCAATCCCTCCTCCATCGAGGGGATATAGCCCGTCATTCCAGGACGTGCTCCCTCGAGATTCAAAGGATTCCTTTCGAGACCCTGTTCGCATGCGACTAAACCACGGTTGAATTGATCATACAGCGGAACGTCGTTTTGTGTGTTATCTAACGGTTGACCGAAATCTTCTTCGGTGAGGCAACGACATCTGACCTCATCTTGCACGAACGCATCTAAAAAACCAGCGGCGGAATGCATCACGGCTATGAATAATTAGTCCTTGTACAATGATTCTATGGCAAGTATATACAGTTCTATTTATACACCAGGAGTAAATTCTGGTACCTCTGGAGCTGAGGTGTCAGACTTACGTCCTGAACAGGCGTATGACACTGATTTTCGGCGTTTAGATCCAGAGGAACGTGCTTCTCTGGAGACAATCAACGACAATCAAAACCGCGTTGCTCAATACATGCGAGCAGCTAGGACTGCTGGTGCATACAAACAAAAAACAAGCATTGACGAACCCACTGTCAGGGGTAAAACGCCAAGGACAAAAGCTGTGATTGATGGCACAGAATTGCCCTCGACAGGTGATTCGGGAGGGCGTGCAGGTACCGTTGGATACGCTCGCAAGCCCAAGGCTAACTTTGGAAAGGCTTTCGTCTAGACCTGAGAGAAGACCACATTATTTGGTTGGTCTTGGTACTTGCCTTTCCTGTCCTGATAAGTTGTATGGCATGGATTGCCACGATAGAAGAGCAGTTGCGTGATCCCTTCATTGGCATAGATGCGATTGAAGAGTCCAGTGCAATTACTGATCTCTAACGTCAGGTAACCTTCCCAACCACTTTCGGCTGGCGTAATGTTCACAAGGATTCCTGATCGCGCATAGGTAGATTTACCTACGGCAACAACAGTGACATCACGTGGCAGCTTCAGGCGTTCTTGTGCAACACCCAAGCAATAGCCATAGGGTGGCAGTAGGAAATATTCACCACGTTCATCTTCGAGTAGATCGGCGGGCTTCAGGATATCAGGATCAAAATTCTTTGGATCACAATCCCCAGCTTGTACTTTGCCAAAGATCAAGCATTGGCTTGGTGACAGTCGAATGTCATAACCATAGGAACTGAGGCCATAGCTGAGAAGCTTGCGACCATTTTCCCTGCTGACCAGATGGTCAACAAAAGGTTCAATCATCTGCTCTTCTTCTGCGAGCTTCTTGATTTCCCAGTCGGCCAGGACGCTCATAAATCCCTTTAATCGTCTTTCAGTATACAGAGATTAAACGAGAAGATGTCCTCTTTCCTCATAGATTTTGACAAAAGAATCTACTGCATCAATTGGAGAATCCTGGGGCGGCAAGTAGACAATAAATGAAGTGCACGTCTGCTTTTTGTTGACTTCCCCATCTTTATTGCAAAGCAAATAAGGAGAAGTTCTAAGGATGCACATAGGAAATTTAAAGATTTTAGGTTCGTAACGAATCATGTCAGGGCAGTTGCTGAAATACAGACCTTCCTTAATTTCGTTTGCCAACCTCGCATGGTACATTCGACGAAACCATACTGCATGGGATGATGTAAGAGTCAAGGAGGAAGCCCTTGTCATCTTCCATTTCTCGTTCTTTTGATCCCAGAAGTATGCACCAGCGGGTGGAAACAAGTAACAGCTTCCGTACCACTGTTGGTTGTTTAGGCCATCATCCGTAGGTGTGTAATAGTTTTCAGCCTGGACGTATTGATTGGCAATCTTGGAACTTGCCACATCAAGATCAATGCCACACAGCAATTCATTTGCTGCCAGCACCAGGTCGTCATTGGTAATTAACTCTGCCCCTTCGTTACGAGCAGCGACTCCTCTAATACCCTTTTCAGCCATTACTCAGATGCGCGATTGTAATCAATTTCCAAATACCGCATCCCTTCTCCATCATTAATAAGGTATCCAGCCTTTTCTGTCGGATCAATTTTTTGCGCAGCCGATAAAATGCGTCGGAATGTTTCAGCAAGATCGCCGTCGTTTTCCCGTTCACATTCCTCTTGTGCAGCATGAATTTCTTTTAGTGTCCAGAAGAACATGGACCGCTCTTTGTTCTGGGGTTGGAACACCATGATTCCTGGGCCTTCTATCTCCCACATCTTGTAGTAATGTTCTCCCATGTCACCAAGAACAAGCTTCATGGTGGCATCGAGCATCTTGGCTTTTGTTTCGTCAAGCTCTGGCCCGATCACAGAAGCAATTAATTTTTCACGTCGATCCATTTTTTAATAATCCTTGGCGATGTAAAGATTCCAGGAGCTTAGGCGTTGGTTGGTACAATACAACCAATTTGCCAAGTACACCACGTTTCTTGGTGAGCTTTCCGTTTTCATCTCGTACTTTATCAAATTCTCCGGAGCGAATTAGATATTCAGCGACACAACGCAGCCTTCTTTTAAGAGGCAATTCTGCCTGGGGGAATTTACCACAGATGGTATCGGGCTTCAGGTCACAAAAAGCAAGACGTAATCGATTGGCAAGTGTCATGCCTGAATTAGCGTCCTCTTCTTCGTAAGTCTTTAGGTTTTCTAAATATCTGCGTAGGCATCCATCATCAAAAGATCCACTAGGTGGCATAAACATTTCCACTTGCCTCACCAGGGATTCGGGCAAGAGCTCTACATGGTTCTCAATGGTTACAGAACCAATGTCAATACCTTGGAATCGATGAGCCATTATTCCAAGAAGTCTTGTTTAGACGTGTAAAGGTTGTAGTGCGTCCGCAAATTCTTCAAGTCAAGCTCAGGGTTCTTTGCGAAGGATTGGATCAAGCGATTCCAGGGAATACGCAAGACAGCTTTACGTTTTGTATCAGGTGAGACGTTGACATAATGGATGCCTTCTACCCAGCCTTTTGCTGGATCTTTCCTTCCGATAGCAATCCAGTTTCTAATTGTTTGATCAGATACTCCCAGGCGTCTTCCACATTCTTCAGTCGAGACATACTCATCGGCAAAAGCCTCTGGATTTAATGCATCAGTCTCCCCGTTCGAATAACGACTATGCCACATGGATCCAAGGATATTTTTGATTCCTTTCAGCTCATGCGCAATATCTTCTAAGCTTTTGCGTAATCCGTAATTCATACCTGCAGATGCTTTGTTTAGATGCTAGTCTGTGAAAAACAATTTTTGACCATGGAAGATCAGATTCCGCCTAGCCAACCACCGATGCAGCAGCCTTTGGAAAATCAAATTACTCCTGAGATGCTAGCAGAAATGAAAGCGCGGGCTCGAGAACTTGCCATCCAACAAGCTATTGCTCAGCAATCGGTAGCACCACAACAACAACAACCAAAGATTATTTACTTGAGGCGTAATTTTACTGTTGCTGAACTCCTTCTTGTAATCTTGCTTTCTTGTGGGATTGTAACAGGAATTCAATGGGCATGGGGTATTGCAACAAATGTTTTGCCACGCATTGAAATTAAAATGCGCTAAATAAGCAGACCTATAATTAACGTAAAGGCTTGCGCAGTAAAGTAGGTGGCAAACAGGAGAATTTCGGAATTTCCGGCAATTAACGGAGCCGATATCGACGAACAGGACCTAATGACTTTGGTCCATGTCTTTGAAGTAGACCCGGTACTGCGCAACAAAAAAATTACCTTTACGCAGTTTAGGTCATATTTAGATCAGTATTATGCCACTGTAACTGGTGATGTATTTGCCGGTAATGTCACAATTACTGGCAACTTGACCGTTAATGGTACTAGCACCCTTGGCGCTGTTACCAGTAGTGGGCTTGCTACGTTTAGTGGAGTTGTTGTCCAGAACAACTTAAATGTAACTGGAACTACAAGCGGAACTACATTTACTGGTACCGCTGCAAGTTTCACAAACGTAACTGGTGTAACGGCTACGTTTACTAGCCAGGTCTCCGGGGCAACGCTTACTGGAGGTACGGCCAATTTTACAAGTGGTACCTTTCAGTTTTTAACTGCAATTAACCAAACTTTCTCTGGTAGTCAGACTGTTAGCGGTGATTTAACAGTTACGTCCGGTGCCTTTGTCAATGGTTCTGGTCTATACGTAACAAATGCAATTACCGGTGCTACGTTCACGGGAATTAGTGGTACGTTCACTACTC